AAGGAGAGGGGCGATGAATGAGCAAAGTAAAATTGAAGAGCAAGTAATGATAGACATTGATAAGGCACATAAAATACGTCTAATTATGAATTATTTGCAAGACGAAATCTCCAAAGTTGTTGCTGAAAGAGAGATACAAATATTTCGGATGCACAATGAGGCTACTTATATTGTCGATGAAAAAGAAAGAGAATGGATAGTCTATCTTAATGAAAGTGTCTATGGCAGACCATTGATGCGGTATATATGTTTATGCACTTTAGAAAATAGATGGGCAACCATTCCAGACATCATTACCAGTATCGGTTGCCAAGATAAAACGGCTCGTTTGACGCTTAGAAAGGCTATGGATAGTGGGATGGTGATACTTAAAAAGGGAGAAAAGAAACTTCTTTATCAAGCGACAGACACAGCAATGTCTATATATTCAAGGTACATCAAGAAGTTATATCTTGAGCAAAATAGTCCATTACCTTCAATGTTCCATGAGATTATGCAGTATCGAAAACTTGCCAAAACACTGGTAACGATTACCACGGAAGAGGGGCATTTACCTAGTAATGACTACCAAGAAAAAAGGGAGTGACTACCAATTGATTTATCTTTTACCACACATTTATACTACAAGGAGTAACGCTTGATATGGATGATGAATTGAAACATGAGATTAAATATCACGAGAGGCGATTGAGTCCTAAGTCGATGCAAGAGCGTATTCGACAGGAACGCTATTATCGAAAGACAGTAGGATTGGAAACATACTCTTCACGTATTTCTGTTCCTTGCTGTCACCCAAACCATTTCAATAATGCTTTGGAATGTTTTAGGAATTTATTAGCACGACTTGAGGAGATTGAGCTTGAACGGCAGCAACCCAAAACGTCTGACGTTAGTACCTTATATACTATGAAACAGGCATTGACCGATTGTAGCCAGAAGCTCAAAGAGATGGCTGATTATTCTCTAAAGTATCCTAAAGCTCCGTATGTCGACTTTCGGAATACGCGATAGGAAACAACGCTTTGAGTGATGTGTCTTGTAAATGAACACATTTAGTAAATGCAAATGATTGATTTTATTGCATAATAATATTGAGCAGAAGTAACGAGTAAGAGAGTAGGAGTTGAGATAGTTGGTATAAATGATTGATTATCTTGGATAATATTAATGACGGCTGGGTATTTGGGTAAAGTCTATTTGGCGCATAATATATATTTGGTTAAGACCAACGCCAGACTAGACAGACTAACCTGACTAACCAGCCTAACTAAAGAGGTTAGGTTATGTTAATAGAATTATGTAAGCTAGTATTTATATTTATAGGTCTTATTATTTTAGCGTATCTTCCTGTAATCCATGCGAGTTCGTCATCATGGTAGGGAAGATAACAGATAATGAATTTTTATCAGGGTCACTCATTCCGGCATTGATGGATGATAACCCTTTTATGACTCCAAACACCCTTTTGACTAATATCTTAGGGCAAAGGGGGATTGCACCTTTTAAAGTCCAAGAAGTAGAGCAAAACGAGGCTATGGAGTGGGGTGATATACATGAGCCAAATATCATCAAGAAAACGGCTGATAGACTAGGCATCGATAATTATACAGATAAAGTGCGAGTGCCATATCACTATCATCACGATGGCAAGAAGCTCTTCTCTGTGTCTTTGGATGGTATCCTTCATGTACCTAGCAAAAAGACTATCACTATAGACGATAGATCAACCTTTGCTCCAAAAGGTATAAACCTTGATTTTGATATTGAAGGAGACGGCAACCTTGAGGTCAAAACGACAAAAACCTACTTTCGTGACGTACCACAACCCTATTTAGGAGTGTGGCAGTTACAGGCTGGTCTTATGGCTACAAAGCGTAAATGGGGAGTAATAGCTATCTTGTATAGTGGCTCTCAGTTGTGTCTGTATTTCTACAAAGAAGACGCAGAAATGCAGCAAGCTATTATTGAGAAATGCCAAGACTTTTACCAGAGAGTTGAAGCTATAGAGAAGGGGGGTGAGATAGGAGACTATATGTATCCATCAAAAGACCCAAATGATTTAGCTTTGGTCTTTGATAGCCATGATAGCGATGCGCCTGTAGTTGATCTTGCGAATGTTGGTGATGAAATACTTGAGATACATCAGCTTAAAAGCATGATTAAGACCTCTCAGGAACGCATAAAAGAGTTAGAGGCTGTCGTTATGAAAGAGTTGGGTAATAGTGAGGAAGGGGAGTTATACAACAATCTTGGGGAGACATCGCACAAGGTTAAATGGATAACCAGGCACTATAAGGCGCAACGTCCAACAATGACAAAAGCAAAGCCGGAGCGTTATGAGAGAGCCAAGTCTTTAACAATAAAGGAGATGTTGTGATGGTACAGTTTGCTAATGAGTCTCAAAAGAAAGTGTACTTGTTTATTAGCGAGTACCTAGAAGAGCATGGCTTCTCACCCTACTATAAACTTGTATCTGAAGCCACAGGACTATCGGTTATGCAAGTCGGTAGAGTCGTTAATAAACTTATTGATAGAAAGATGCTGCAACGCATAAGCGCAAAGCAAGGCTTAGTAATGCCTAAGTCAACTAGCCATACTTAGAGCTTGTTCTGTAGTCTCTTTATTTCTACGAGTCCACCCACGACCAAACGTCTTAAAGGTTCGTAAGGACTCGTAGAAACCTTGTCGAATAACACTTATCTCTTCAATCATATATTTTACATCTTGTCCGTTAGCTAGAGAGAGGGTCTTATTTCCTATAACGCCATCTCTTTCTGCGCCACAGGCTTTCTGTAGAGCCTTTGACACTCGTCTTGTGCCTGAGTTTACCGCCCAATCAAATACAGCCCAATCTAAGCCGGAACTTAGTTCATCACACTTACATCTATCCCAGTAGTTCTTTTTATATATGGGCGCAACATCCTCAACAGTGAGGTCTATCATTTCTTTTGTGCCACCCCAGTCTTGATATACTTTCTTTGTGACTCCAAGGTTAGTTTCGCCCCCGGGATCTTCTTCGTGCCAGATATAGCCCCCTTCGTGATGTAGGAGCATCTCAAGACATTTATCAAAGTTCTCTTTCATCTTTTTCCTTTTCTTCTTTTTTACGAATAAAATTTATCCACTCTAGATTCATGTCTGAGGCGTATAGACAATAGGTACATATATCCTGACCATCTTCCAAAACATGACCGCAAATGTCACAAGGCAATTAGGGCTTTTTCTTCCGCATATTGATGAATTTAGCAGCAGAGCGTGTAGCAAATGTTGCTGATATAATTATGCCTAAAGAGTATTGATACCACTCCGGCATCTCAGCTAATGCCTGAAAGCCAGCCGTTGTAATGCTACGCCCCCATTCGCCACAGAATGAGAGTATCATTGGTATGGAGAAGATAATGACAAGATACTCGTCTTTCCATGAGCTTTGACTTGCTCTCATAGCAGCCAAATCCCAATCAATCTCTCCTGTAGCCTCCTTCATCTTTATCTGGGCGTTAGCCTTTTGAATGGCTGTCTTACCCTCTAAATAACTAGACGCAAGACCACCCAATGAAGAGATAATCTGTCCTATCATGTCTTTTTCTTTTTCAATAAATCAGCATCTGCTTTTCTTGCGCCACCTTTGCCACTGACGAAAGAGTTGACTCTTCCTCTAGCCCAGGCGGTCATTGATACGTTTTTACTACCGGAGCTAAGATACGCCCCTTTGCCCCTCTGTAAGACCTTCTTTAATTGTCCATAAGTAAAACGGCTGTTTTTTGCTTTATCTCTTAGAAACGCTTCGTCAGACTTACTTACGCTTCCTTTTCCTTTTCCCTTGCTTGGCACGACTCTCACTCACTTTCTTTATGTTGATGTATTCGCCTCGTTTATACTTCTCTCGCGTATCCAGTATTTCTTTCTCTTTTGCCTTTTTGTTTTTTGCGCCTGTGAGGTACTTCTTTGGTACACCCTTTTTGGTTTTGGCTACTCTCGCAAACTTACGGCTCATCTTTTCTTCTTTTTCTTTTTCTTGAGCTTCTTAAAATCAGCAGCCGTAATTTTATCTCTGGGCGGTGCTGTTCTCGCTAGTTTCTTTTGTTTTGGTGAATACTTAGAAAATGGCATTATCTCCCCACTGCTTTTTGTGATGCTTTATGCGCCTCTGTGAACGACTTTCCTTTTTTCATACGCTTCAACATATCGCGTAGGTGTTTAGCTGTATGATGCTCTCCATGTCTCTTCATGGCTGTCTGTTGCCTTTTATTAAGGGCTGATAGGTCTACACCTTTGACTTTCATTGTTTGGTCTCTCCATTCTTTTTAAACGCATTAGACGCAATAAATGCCCCTATGATACCCATGTTGGATATCACCCATGTTGAGGCTATACTTGAGAGCATATCAAGGCGGTCTAGTGGTACGATAGGCAACATAAGTATAATAATAAAAGCTGTGACGCTGATAGCCGAGAACCAGACCATATATCTTTGTTGATCTTCTTTTTTATCTTGGTTCTCAAGACGTATCATCCTTTCGCGTAAAGCAATCTCATTATCGGTAATAATATTATCGCCATTGGTATCTGCCTGTTCCCAGACAGACCCCTTCTGTAACTTCTTCTGCGTCATTTGTTAAAACTCTCATTTAATGAATCGACAACACTATCAATGTTGGGTTCAGACCCCCAAGGATCATATTTGCATAAAAATTCTTGGGGGCATGAACCCTCAACAACTAGCGAATAGGTATTATTTGCGCCTTTATACAAACACACTTGCTGTCCATTCTTTGCCTTTTTACGCTTGTATCTCCGGCACGTAATATACTTTGGGTCTTCGCGCATACCCTTACGTATCTCTTGCTCAAATGTCCAATCTGAGAACTTCTTGAGAAAGCACGTAAAGCAGTTCTTGATATTATCGCTCTGTGCAAGCTGTATTATCTCATTGTGTCTATAGACACATATCCACTCAAAAGCACTTTGGCTAACACTGGATTCATGTTTCTTTACAGCGTAACACTTAGGCTCACCAATCAACAAGGAAGACGGCAATAATACCCATAACAGCAACGATAGACCCAAGTAAAATCCATACGAGTAATTTGAGGTCATTCATCATTTCAGCACGTTGGGCTGCCTTTTGTTTTGCAAGTTTTATCTGTGCTTCTTTGTATTCCTTAATACGCTTCTGGCGTGTCTCTAGAATTCCTTGGAACGTGCCATGTCCAAACCTATTATCTATAAGGAGTTTGATCTGGTACATTTCTTCTTCAGCGAGTTTTGCGTCTATAGTTTCCGACGCAATGGAACTAATAGAGAACTGCCCTGGAGCTACTTTTTTATTCTTTGCCTTATCTATGCGTGATTTGCTGTCAAGAAGCTGGTCTATTTGACTGGCAATATCACGTACATCATTTGCTGTACCTATTGCACTCTTAATACCATCAACAGCAGCTTTAAATGCAGCAGCAGCAGCTATGGCTTCTCCTACACCGAAAACCAATGATTTCTCCTAAATTAAATTACAATACGAGTTGTACGAATATTCCAACAGTCACAAGGAAATATGCCCCTACACTGCCTATAAGAATACGCTCTAGGCGTGACACTCGCTTTTCAACGCCTTGCATTTGGGTCTCAATGATTGCCAGCTTCATCATTATCTGGCTTATATCTGCCTTGGTCATTTACTTTCCAATGCTGTTAACTAAAAGTTTTTACAACTGTTACTATTTCGTGTTCATCAGAAAGACATTGTTCTAAATCTTCTGTAAACGATGTTCGTATATATGCCATTACTTACCTCACTAACCATTCTTCAACTGTGTCAGATATATCTCGCATCTTTATCCAATTTGTTCCTGTCTTCTGACCTTTTTTAATTCGTAGTTTACCCATTAGTCCTACAGTATCCCACTCTGGTCTGTCTTCTCTAGAAACATACGCTTTAGATTCATCGTAATTAGGATTGAGTTTTCTTCTTGTAAATTTTGCACCATTGTCATCAACTGTCAAAACTTTAGCATCTTTTGGCACAGTAACATCGCTTGGTATCTTATCTGTTTCATAAGAAAAACTTTTATTTTGATTATCAATTTCACCCTCAATTTTTTCTTGCCATTGAGTCACAGTATATTCCTCTCTTATATAACGTCCAAAATCATCCCTAAGATATTTTTCGTTCCACTTCATATAAGCAGCGTCACCTACAACGGCAGGGTTAGCTGAGATAACACCTATTATATCACTAGCATTATCACTATCAGAGGATGCTACAATCATATTTCCATCAAGTTTTACAGATATGCCCACTCTATCTTCATTAGATGTGTTTCCATCTTTCCATTCAAAGTATTCTGCATAGTCAGCACCACCACCACTAAAAGAACCATCAGCAAAAGCATTACCGTCCCCTCTCAAGTGAAACTCATCGTCTCCTAAGTTACCAGAAGTACAGGTTAAAAAGTCATAAGCACTATTGTTAGTTCTGTCACAAAGAAGTCTTTGAACATCAAGACCAAAACTTGTTGTTTGTGCATTTACAGTAAAAGTCACAACACTTGTTTCGTCTGTGTTAATCTGACACTGTGATGCGTTAGATGCCCAATCATCATAGTTAGCACTACCTACTTTAACTTGCAACGCACCATTATTTAATATTCTTGCAACTTGACTATCAGCAGTAGAAATTTGAAATCTATCATCAGAGTGACTATAAGTAATATTACCACGACTATCTCCACCACTGTCGGCAAATCTAAGACCACCAAAACCTGATGTACTACTACCGATGGTTATTCCAGTATTACCATTGTTTTCTAACAGTAATTCATCTGCGTGTACTGAGGGAGTTATAGAAGCATCCCCATTTTCAATGTGTAACTTTGCAGCAATAGAAGTCGTGCCAATACCTATGCTCCCACCATTAAAAAAGCTGTCTCCACCAGCTCTTATTTGAACTGTTGTTGTGTCAACATTTTTAATTCGTAGTCTTCCCTCGTCCACATCGTTAGTGGATAATTGAAATGTGTCTTTACCATCTGTATTTGGGGAACAAACAATACCACCATTCACATCCAGTTTATTGTTTGGGGAAATCGTGCCTATTCCTACGAAACCACCTACCGACATATCAATACGCATGGCTTCTATTATTGAGCCATTATCGTTACCTTGAAATATTAAATCTTTGTCATTTTGAAGACTTGTTAAAACAGCGTCATTTGAGGAATTTGATATTTGTAAATGACCAACACCTCCATCTCTAAATGCTACAATCCCATCATCTGCATCAAGGATAATATCCCCTGATACATCAAGCGTTAAATCACCACTAGATAAGTCTATCTCTGTGCCATCTATTGTGATGTTGTCTGCTTTAAGTCCAGCATCTGCGGTTAAAACACCAGATGAATTAAGTAGATTGGCAAGGTTACGTGCGTTACTCATCGCTATTCTCCTCTTTTTTTACAGACGCAATCAATTGATTTGTGTAGACTTGTAACGCTAT